CCAGTCTGCCCAACTCCTTTAGGCTTGGACTTCTGAACGATGATGTGAGCTTCGTTCTTTGCAAATGGTATCCCATCATCATCGTTCATCTGTGCGTTTGGACGATAGACGCAAATCATTTGCTCACCTTTTCTAAACGCAGCTTCACCATTGGCAATCCGTCTTGGGTCGGCAGGTGGGTAGTAGAACGTTCCCGAATCTTTATCTCGCATCTGCTGGTCCTTCTGATTCGAGACGTGCATGACGATGCAGTGGTGAACATTCCGTTCTCTTGCCTGAGCTCTTACCTTACCGAGCACTCGTTCCATGTACATATCACGTGCTTCACCTTCTAGCAGGTGTTTAACCTCATTGAATGGATCGGTGGTTATCGTTGATATCTTACACCCATGTTCCGATTCAGTCTCATCGATGAGCTTGTAGAAATCATCCATCGTCACATCACGAATACCAGGATCAATGATGTAGAAGAACTCCCCTACTTCCTGCTGGATGCGAAACATCTCAGCCTCTGTCATGCGTCTTCCGTATTTCGAATCTATTTCGAAGAAGCTAAGTCCTGACCACTTGTGCAGTATCTCAGCAAATATCTCTGCTGGCGTTCCCGTCTCAGGCGAGAAGATAATATGCTTTAATCCGTACTGCTTCGATAGGTTCACAAGTATCTGAAACCAGAACTCACTTTTTCCTGAATACGGAGCACCGTAAACGTATGTTGTTGCTCCAAGCTTAACACTCACGAGTTCATCAAGTCCAACGAATCCAGTGGAGTACCCTTTGGTCAATCCAATATCGTAAAGTTTTGATATCGCTTCGTTATGATCGTGTACTTTGCTTACCTGCTTCATGCTACCCCTCCGTTACGTTTAGATTTTTCAATTGCTGCTGCTCGCTCGGTATCACCAAGAATGTTGATTGATGGTAACCCAGTGTTCGGGCAGTAACCCCACTTGAATGGATTCGGAACGTCTAGTCTAGGGTTGGCAACCTTACGTCCCGATTGAAGCGTCCGAGTTGTTCGAGCAGAGAACATCGTTTGGTTATCCTGAATCCACTGCTCAAGTTGTTTCGGTTCGAGTTGCTGCCATTCTTGTGCGTTGGAAGAAGAAAAAGAATCGGCGCAAGCCGTGTTTTCTTTTCTTTTCTTTTCTTTCTTTTCTTTTAATGGTTTCGTTTGGGTTATACTTTGGGTTATGGTTTGGGTTTTGTTTGGGTTATTTGGTATTGTTGGTCGACCTCCTTTTATGCCGTTCTTGTACCCAATTTCACGCCTTTGGTTCATCTCTTGCATACGTGCATTTAGGCTGTTAGAATAGAAGTGTTTTGAGTCTTTTGATAACAAACCTAGTTCGATGCACTTATTTATTACATCGTTAAGTTTAGTATAATCAACACCCAAAATGGTGCTTAATAATTCGATGCTGGACTGGTCCGAATTGAACTTATAGTCAGTAGATTCTCTTAAGGTTTCGACTATTCCCCAAAATAATCCAATACCTTCCCATCCGAATTGATGCTTTAGTTTAAGCATTTTGATATCTCTTGACGCACTTGAATCGTGCGAAAAATAGTATGCGTCTTTTTTCTGTGCCATTGTTTTAAGTTTGAAACTACAAATATTAAACGTTTAGAATTATTGGTCTTGTTTCGGTTTAACAAACTTTACCCCATCAATCTCGACTATCTCGATGATCTGGTCTTTGGCTTGTTTATAAACCCATGTTGTCGATACCCCCATCTGCTTAGCATACGTGGAAATCTTAATTAAATCGGTTCTTGTTCTTTTCATATTACAAATATTACAATTTAGTTTCAAACTTCAAACTAAAGTTATCCACATTAAAGCTATGACTTTAAATTTTTTGACTTTTTTAAAGCCTTAGCTTGCAAATATCTAATCAGTTTTTTTTTAAGCTCGACCTGGCGTTGCAGTTCAAGTAGCTCCTCAATGGCTTGTTCAATTTCATTCATAATCGAACCATTCTAATCGTTGCTTAACTAACTTGATGAGTAGCTGTTGCATCTCTTGTCCATCCTTTGGATATAGATTAAACTTCTGGTCTTCGAGTTTCATTGCCATGTCAAAGAACAGCTCAATCTCTGCGAGTGACTGTGCATCGGTCTGCTCCTCAGCGTCTTCGATGTCTTCTAGTTCTTCGCTCATAGTTAGCAGAATAAAGGTGTCTTAATCGTATAGCCGTATTTCTGATTTAACAAAGTATATGCCTGACAAGGTACTTCAGGTTTGAATCCTAGCTTGTATCCGTAACCACTCAAACCGATCATCGAACCATTAACACATGAATCCTGCGTAGGGTAAAGGTTCTGATGAAAGTGACCTAAGAAATTCATATCGGCGTGTTGCTGTTGGTTCTTGCGGTGTATAAATTTGATAAGCGGTACGGTTAGTCCACCAATACCTCCGCCGTACTTAATTTGCTCGCCATGAAAGAATCTATTTACTCTACCAAGCGACTCGATGTAACAGTCATCAGACTTGTTGATGTGGAACGTTACTCGTTTATTCCATTGGTAGAAGTCCTGCAGGTCGCAATACATCATGAACTCATAATTAGTCTTATACGATGTTGATATGTGCATCTTCTTGGTGTTACGTCCGTGATTACCTACCGAGCAGGGTATCGTAAGGTTTAGCTTGGTGTTAGCTAGGATAAAGTCTATGCCAGAGCGAATCATTTTCTTTGCAGCTCTTATCGCTTCGAGCGGACTTAGTTGATTGTTCTCGATTAGTTCGTCATGGATGTAACCCGATATAAAGTCACCACCTAACCACAAGACCATATCATTGATACTAACGTCACGGGATAGTATCGTGTTTACTTTGATAAGGTTAACGAATAGTTTCTTAGCTCGTTCTTCAGCTATCTTTAGATTATAGTCATTGAATCCGTTTACTACTCCACTCTCGACACGCTCCTCTATGTGCCAGTCACTAAGCGATACGATTGGAATCGCTCGGTTTAGTCTTGTAGAGTTTCCCGATGGGGATATACTAAACACATCGACTGGTTGTTTGATGTTTAGAAGATCATCATAAGAACGTTCAGATTCTTCGAGCGTCTTGATGAGATACTCATTTCTTCTTTTCAGTTCCGATACCACTGAACGTTCAGCTCTCTCAGCACGTTCGTAGCTTACCGTCTCGCTGATAGTTTGTTCAGGTTGAGTGATTGGATTAAGTGATAGATGCAAGTTGACCTTGTACCTCAACGCTTGTGGCGTATAGTCTCGGCACTCTTTGTAATTACTTTGTAAGAACCTAACGAAATGAGTTTGATTGTAATTGACTTTTCTAAAGTTTTCGAGATTATCATTCATGATTTTCTCGAATAGTTCTGGGCTAATTTTGTTCGCCATGATAAGTTGATTTGAGTAACGTGTTCAATTTATATGTTTAATATTCCGATATGCAAAGATAAGCATTTATGTTTACGCCTCACCCACACCTGCCCACTCCTCTAGTACCGACTCGTACTGAGCGATGAACTCCGCCCAATTATGGACTAGGAAGTACTTACCTCCAGCAGTTGTCACGGCTTGCTCGTACTTGGCTTGTGCTTCGGACTGCTTGTCGCGCATCTTCACTTCCCATTTACAAGCAATGCCAAGCGGTCTACCCATCACGTACACCTGCACGACCGCACTGATGTCAGCCGTTCCATTCAGACTGCTAGATTTGATGTATTGAACTGAGCCGATTTTCTTACTATGACCGAGAACATCCGTAACGATTCGAGTGTTATCAATCATCCTACCCTCAGAGCGGATACGTTCGGCTTGGTGTCCGCTTAGGTTCAGGAAGTCAACGATGCACTTCGTTAGTCCGTTAGCGGTCTTGTCTGAATACTTGGTTCTAGCTAGGTAGTCGAATGGGAATGTTGGGTTCTTAGCGTGACGGCTTCGAGCTTCTAGTTCGGATAGGTCGGTTAGGGTCATGCGTTCTCCTTATATCTAAGTGTTCTATTAATTCGAGCCGATAATGTGTTAAGCGTAACCTCGTGACGTTCCGCAATCGCCTTGACCGTCTCGCCAGTAGTAAGCCACTCCGAGTAAGCTATGTTCAGCTTCTCCTCATTTGCTCTGCGGGAAAGGATTCGCATCACTTCGGGAAGCATAATCTCATACTTCTTCGCTAAGAATCGTGGATGTGTTTTAATCTTGATGTGTTCGGTTATCATCTTACGAATTCGTTCTTGTTTAGCACGTCTTGCCGAGCTTGGTTCTTGTGCTCTTGATAACTTCGATCCATCGTTAAGCGGTAACTTATGCTTGATTACTGTGTATAATAAGTCAATGTTCGTTCCGATTCGAATTGATGCCTCTTTGATACTTGTGTACGAGCCTAGCTCGTTACCGTATGCATCTATGTGTTTGATGTACATATCTGTAAGGTTAAGCCCGCCGAAGCGGGCTGGTTAGAATTAAAAAGGTAAGGCATCGGCTATGTCTGTTTCAGGAAGTCCTGCTCCGTTTGCTGGTGTCGGTGTCGGTTGTGCTACCACACCACCTTCCACCTTCCAGACCTCTAGGTTAGTGATGCAGTTCTCATTCCCATTCTTGTCGGTGTAGAGCTTACCTCTTAGATTAATTTGAAACGTTACCTCTCGACCTACCTGCAACGTATCAGCTAGGTCGCACTTGTCTTGCGAGAATTGAACCTTGATGTGTTGCGGATACTGACTGCTCGGTTCGGTTACTAAGATAACCTCACGTTTCTTAAACTTGTCCGTTACTTGTTGCGTTGTGCCTACTTGGTAGACTTGTCCTTTAATTTCCATTGTATTGGTCGCATCGTTCATGCCCGATGCAGGGCTGTTAAATTGTGATGCCGTTCTACCCGAACGGCTTGGGTTATACTTCTACATATTCAGAAATTGGTTTCATTATTTTATACCCATTACGCTTGAGTAAATCAATAGCTTCTTCTATGGTTGTCTTTGTTTTTTTATCGTTATTCTTCTCCCACATTCTGCGAGTTGTAGATTGAATCGAATGTTGATGGAGAAACAATCCAATAGTTCCATTTGCAACTTCTTGTTTTGATAAGCCCATTTTTTGCGCTTTAATTGAAAATTGATTAGAAGAGAACCTCTGAGGCATCTTATCTAATACTTGATGTAATAGTATCATATTTATAGTTTATATTGTTAACGTTCTAATATGCTCTCTGCACTGCTCTACTCTAGTTCGAATCCGTGCGATGTCGTCTTCGTTACGAGCCGACTCGAATCGTTTGATACGAAGCTCAGGATTGAACGTATCATAGGTCATTCGTTCACGAACGGCATCGTATAGTTCCGCTTCGACTTCCCCCCACTCAGCCGATCGTCTCGCTTCCTGCTCGATTAGATGGTCAGGTGCATTCATTAGTGTATAGACTAGCCCGAACGTCTCACGTCCAGTCAGTGCCATATACACTTGACCTTGCCAGTAGTACTTCTTTTCGGGTATATCGGTATCGAATAATGGAAATGTAAAGCAATCCCACGAGTTCTTAATGTCCTCAACAGAATAGGCAAGGATAATGTCAGGCGTACCAGTCATCCAATCATCTGTAAAGTGCTGCTCGTTCTTAGCAACTAATCCCCATCCGAACTGCTCGGATGCGTACTCAATGCTCGATGCCTCACACTCGTTACCTTTATCGGTATACTTCGAGCTGAACTCCTTGCGTCTGCGGTATAGCTCCTCTTTAACCCAATTCTCGCAGTAGGTCTTAGCGGTCTCTGATAGCTCGCCTGCATCCTTAGCTGCTTTGGTCTTCGGATCGGTCATAATCGAACCGCACGCAGATGCTCTGATGCGGAACGAATCGGCTAGTGCTCTGATAGTGTTATTTAGTTCCATTAGATACCTCCTTGCTTAGTAATGTTTCATTCGCTTCGCTCAGTGTGTATGCTGATTTGATAGCCTCAAGTGTTGTGTTACCTGCTTGTAGAGCCTTAACAGCACCTGCCCACTTAGCGTGAGTCGGTGCTAGTTCGGGTTTGGCTGTTGGTGTCGGGAAGGTTGGTCTGATACGTAACGCATCGACAACGTCACCAAAGGCTTTGACTTGCGCTACATAGAGCGTTACGTATAATCCATTCCAATCTTCTACGTAAGGCGAGCCTGATAGTTTTTGTAAGGTCTTCATGTTTGTGGCGTTCAGTATCATCGGCTTCTGCCCAATTAACTCAGCCACTACGCACTGCTCTTTCTTGCCATCAGGAGACTGAACTTCTTTAGTTCGTACGGCTGTGATTTTAACTACTATCTCCTTGACGTCTCCATCCATGAGAGTGTAAGCTCCGATGTAGTCGGGGTTGTGTAGCTTCTTCCAATGTGTTTTAACTTCGGTCATTGTTCTTTGGGTTGTGACTACTCGGCTGAGCTTCGTAGTCGGGTTATAAATTCGGTTCGTTGCTGCATCTTATCGCAGCGTGATGAGTAGATGCGGTCAAGTATGTATTGAGCCTGCATCATCTTATCGGTTAAGCCATCTTCAATTGCTTGGCTTAGCAGAGACTTGACACGTTCGTACCTAGTACGCTTATGTCCATTTGGGTTACTGTTCATTTATATCTGTATCGTTATAGTCTTGACGTGCCTCATCCAATAAGTCCTCCATTTTCTCTTGCCAGTGTATCTCGTCTTCTACTATCGTTCTGCACGATCCGCAAGAGCTCGGTCTAATGCAACCACATCCAACTGCCGTTGATTTAAAGTTGCCTAACATTGCATGAAGCTCAACCTGGTACTTATCGAATAAGTCAGTATCACCCATCAAAAGCACGAAATCTCGGCTAGTTCTATCGATTAGAATAATGGTTTGGGCTTTGTTCATGGTGCTAATGTACGAGTTAAGTTTGAGATTATGAAATTATTTTGAAATTATTTTGA